TGACAAAAAGATGGGAGCCCAGTGGATTCTTGCCGCCTTTGACGTCATCTTGCGCATTCTTGAGGCGGCTGGTTGGCACACAGGTTCACAAACTGTTGTCCGTACTATGGCGCATGACGTTGCTTTTCCAGTGATGGACGCGAATGGCGACCTGGTGATGTACTGGGGATCCAATCCTTCAGGCATCCCGATCACCGTGATTCTCAACAGTTTCGTGAACGCACTCTACATGCGGTACGCCTGGTACATGTCTGGGCACGATCTATCCACATTCAAGGTGCACATCGCCCTGATGACGTACGGTGACGACAATGCTATTGGAGTGAGCAGCCACACGACTGGTTTTGATCATACCGTGATTGTTCGTGAGATGGCAAAGATCGGTGTGGGCTATACTATGGCAGACAAAGGAGCTGCTTCAGTCCCCTTCATCAACATGACGGATATCACCTTCCTGAAAAGGCGGTGGATCTATATGCCAGAAGTGGGATCTCATGTGGCTCAGTTGGAGCGTGAGTCGATTCAGAAAAGTCTGATGTTTCACATTCCATCCAAGTCCATCTGTGTTCCCGCTCAAATGGTGGCTGCCATGGGGACTGCCCTCCGGGAGATGTTCTTTTACGGTCGTGAAGAGTACGATCAGTTCAAACTCTTGATGCAGAGGCTAATCCGCCAGCAACGGTGGGAAGCATATGCGCCGGAGTCGTGGATGACATTTGACGGCATGGTGGCCGCTTACCTTGAAGACAACAAGTGCTTCACGGTGAGTGGACGCTGTGATGTCTGTGTCTCGTGCCACTAAGTGGCACATTGGGGCCTGACCTGAAAGGTCCCCTGTTTACAGAAAACCAAAATTTAGGCGTAATGCACTAGTTACTACTTTCACCGATCGCCAAAAGTAGGTGTTAGTGAGGAGTGCAGCGATTCTTACCAGGGGCGACCCCCCAAAATCTCTTTTTAGAGAAAGGACCGGTTGGAACCTAAATATGGCAAAACCCGACGCATAATGAGTGTAAAAGCGTCAAGGGCAATTCCACTTAGCAAAACACAACAACACAACACAACGAGCGATGATGATTCGAAGGTGGCGGTCAATGCCTTCGATTTTAGCTCACAAGATTGGCCAACTCTCTACGATGAAAAGGAACGTCTTCCAGCACCGGGGTACAGAGGTCTTGCAAAGGATTTCTCCCGGTTTCGGAAACGTGTCCGGCAAGGTTGGAAGCTGCAATCTTCAGAGGAGATCTTGCACAGCACTGACCACGCCGCTTCATCTACAAGTCATGCACAGAACATCACTTTTGTTGATGACCTCAAGGCACAGGATATTTCAATGGGAACGCTCGATGCTGGAGGCTACGATCAGGACAATGATGAAGTCGCTCACTTGAGTGACTATCTTTCGCGTCCGGTTCGGATCATCCAAAACTCAGCGTGGACCATTGGAACGCCATTCTCCTTTGCAAACGTGAATCCGTGGCAGCTCTACTTCAACGACGCCTACGTGAAAAACAAATTGCAGAACTTTGGTAAAATCCGGTGCAAACTTCACCTCAAGTTCATGGTCAACGGTTCCCCCTTCCACTATGGTTCGATTCGTGCTTGTTACTTCCCTCTTGTGGATAGTCGCAGCACTTATACGTCCCTGGCGGATTTGGTCCCGTTTTCCCAGACACCAGGAGTGTACCTTGAACCACAGAATATGACGACTTCGGAAATGGAGCTCCCTTTCTTGTGGCCACACAACTGGCTGGAAATCACCAAGAACAGTGACTTCGTGAGTATGGGCGTTCTGACGCTTACTGAGTATGCTACACTCGCTTCTGCGAATGGTGCTACCGGTAGTATCAGTCTGTCATGTTACGCGTGGGCCACCGACGTTGAAGTGATGGGTCCTACGTCCCTCGGGGCGCTTCAGGGTGATGAGTATGTGACGTCCCAAGGAACGATTTCAGGTCCCGCCACTGCTGTGGCGAGTGTTGCGGCGCGTCTC